GTCCTTGACTGCGGCTCCCCTCCAACAACTTGGCTCGAAGTGCATCCGCGCGTTCGAGCCGCTTCGTGAGCGCCTTGAGCAATTCGTTGTTCTCGCGCTCGAGGCGCTGGAGCTCGTCCTCCGGCTCGATCCAAGTCACGGCGTAACCAAGCTGCTGTGCCTCGTATTGAATCGTCGCGAATGATCCCGCTTCTTTGGCGAGGCGCTTGATCTGAATGACTTCCTGCGGACAGAGCTTCTGGGCCTGGTCGGGATTGATTGCATTGCGCAACTTGGTTGCAGCGGTCGTTGGGTTCTCGGCGGGCCAGAGCTTGCCTGCGACGACCTTGAATCCTCCCGCAGCGGCAATGTCAGCGCCGAGGGCATCGAAGATGGTGTCGTGAAAAAGCGCGGTCTGGTGCATGGTTATGCGCCCTTATGCGATGTGTAGAGGAACGTAGAAGGCGTATTCGCGTTAATGAGCGACATGAACGACTGCCTGAACAGATCGAAAAACCGCGACAAGGCGTGCTCGCACCTGAGTGGGAAATTCCCTGAATTGCAGGTGCGTGAGACTCGTGTCTCTATCTCTGTTCGAGACGCTGTGCGACGGTTGACCCCGTCGACAACACAACAGCGGAAACGACGAGATGAAGAAAGGAAGGAATCAAGCACGTTTGCGCCTCGTGACGGTGGATGGCCTCGTGGTAGCGAGATCCGGGCACAATTCTTCACGCGGCAATCCAGAGATCCGCTCGAGCTCCAGGATGCGATCCACGTCCCGCGGAAGACCCGACTTACGCCACTTGTGGATAGCTTGCGGAGTGACGCCCAATGCGCGCGCTAACGCAGCGACTCCTCCAGAGCATCGGATGACTTTATCGACCAAGGTTGTAGCCATGCCGTTAAGTCAACCACAGGTTGAGAACTTGGTCAACCTACCGTTGCTGGTGCCGCTAAACCCCAGGTTTCATGCTTATGTCATGACAGCTCTCGGTAGAACCATCAAGTCTCGACTCAAAGCCCTAGGCAAAACCCAAGCGTGGCTGGCCGAGCAAGTTGGCGTCAGTGAGAACGCCGTGTCCAAGTGGATCAAGACCGGGAAAATTAGCCGCGAGAATCTGAAACGAACGGCTGACGCGCTCGAAATTAGCGTTGCACAGCTTCTCGACCCTCACCCCGTCCCCGAGCTAGACGAGCGCTGGCACTCGTTTCCGCCATCACTAAAGCGGCGTGTGCTCGATCTGGTCGATGAATTGACGGCCAAGCGCCGAGCGTAGATGTGGCCAGCGCCATAGATCTGGGGTTCTATGGACGCGCAGGATTGGGGGGTCTTGAAGTAAAGGAGATTGCAATGCTCAGCGCGGAAAATGCAGAGTTCATTGATGGAGCTGTAACTACGCTCAGGTACTTCACGTACGGAGCAGTTGCCTGCCTAGCAGCCTATATAGGCTTCCTGATTCTGCGATTAGTATGGGCACTGTTGACTGAACCTCTACGATGGCTCTGGGCCAATCTCATTTGGCCGGTAGTGGATTCCACCACTTATCCAGTACGGCGTCTCTGCGGCCTGTTCATCTTGGCCGCGCGCTGGTACCGGCGATTCCGTGAAGATCGCGCTCTAGATCTTGCCCGCAAACGGATGCGCGACTTAGGTTATTAGGGGGCGGGGAACCAATAACCCAGGGACAGGTTCCTAGCGTACTGACTTGACCGGCTTTGCGTGGCCGTGGGCGACCTATATCCCATATCTCAACCTGTAGTTGACCTCGGATATCAACCTGTGGTTTACTACGCTCAACCAAGCAGAGACAGCCATGCCCGAGGACCGCAGCATGAAGCAGACGACGAACCGAACTGCCCTTCTCACCCCGACCGACGCCGGCTACGTCGTCTCGCACGCTGACGTTCGCAGCGGTGAGCACCTCGACACGGCGATCACGCTGACGCAGCGCGTGGAGTTGGAGATCGAGGATCGCGGCCACGAGATGGTGCTGGCCGAGCGCGCGAAGAGGCACCGATGATCGCGCGCATCCGCAAGCACGGCCGCACCTACCTCGTCTTTCTCGACACTCAGGACTGACGCCCGAGAACACGAACGGAGAGGACATGAAAGCGAAAGGCCGAAAAGAAGAATTCCGAGTCGTGGTCTACCCGCGCTCGCTGACTGACTACGGTTACGTAAGCGTGAGCCGTGGATTTGTTTATGGCCATGGCGAAGAAGCCCAACGCCGTTGGGAGCGAGATATGCAGGAGCGCTGCGAAGAAATCGCGAGTCAGATTCGGCGACACGTCGACAATGTCGTCAGCGTGCAAATTGAGTATGACCAAGAAGACGTGTGCTCATACTGCGGCAGTAAGTGGACTGAGGATTCGGACACGTACAACGGCGGCTGTTGCGTGCAGGACGAAGAACACGCTCCGTCAGAGACTGAGACGGCGTAACAGCTCTGGAGAAATGCGATGTCCATCAACATGGTGAAGAAGCAAAAACATTTGATGCCGCAAACGATCTTTGTCTACGAGGAAGNGGATGGCGACGAGAAGTACNTGGTTGCCTCGTACGAGCNCGNCGACNCGATCGATGCGTACGACAAAGAACCGAGGCTAGTCGGCACCTACCAGCTCGTTGAGGTCGGCGAGATCGTCTCGAAAGCCGTCTACACGAAAAAGTAGAGCAGGANANGGAGCGTTTGCAGACATGAGCGAACAACGCATCGGCAGAATGTCACTCACCATCACCGACCTCGAATGCGCCGACGCCGAGCATTTCGTGCGAGTGTGCCGCGAAGAGCTGAAGCGCTACCCGCGCAGCCCTGTGGTCGTCACGAAAGAGACGGCGAAAGACATCGACATCTCGGGAATCATGCGATTGACGTCCGACGAGATCGACGCGCTGTTGGAGGCGGAAGTTGGGGGAGTCGCGTAATGGCTATCGCACACGACGTGAAAGACGATCCCGCGCGAGTCGCCACGCCCGACGAGTACCTGAACGCGAAGGACGATGATCGCCGCCGATGGTGTGACTTGTCGGAGAAGGAGCAGCGCCGAACGGTTCAACACTACCTGAAGTGTCACGTGCTCAACGGCCAGGACTGGCTAAGCGATCTGTCGACGGATATCGACATGGACAGGCTGCTGCAGAACTTCGCCAACGGTGACGACGCGGAAAACGGGCGACTGATTCGCGACTTGTTCATGAAGATCGGTAACCACATCGAGAAAGACAGGAGCTACGTGCTGTGAAAACGCCACGAATCATTCGCTTTCCGACGTCGGCCGTCCTTGTGGAAGCTCAACCTCTCACATTGCGCGAGCGAATCAGCGAAGCAGTGCGCGCACTCTTCCGCCCACGCAAGCCGAAGGTAGGTAAGGCGTCCGTGTTCCGAGTCAACAACCCCGCTCAGTGGAAGCTCGAGCGGGCCAGACGAAAGGCTAGGGGAAATCTATGAGCGCAGACATCATCCGGCATCCGGGCGTTGTGGATCTGAGAAACGCACGCAACCGTGCGTGCTGGCTGGAGCGGTACTACAGCGGTGTTCACTACGCCGACCTGCGTACNCCGGANCTGTACCGACGAGGCGAGTGGATTGCGCTACAAGCGGCGTGGCTGCGGCGGGGGTATCGGCTCTTGGCTCGGNCCGAGCCTACCGAGCGGCCCAGGGCGAGCAGAGCAAAACTGTTCTTTGATCGAGAGAGTGAAGCACGATGAATGCCGTNNTNGAACNCGATCCGGAGTCGCGCGCCGTTACGGCTGTGACGCCGATGGAGATGTTGAGCATCGCGGTTCAGCNAGGCGCGGACATGGCACAGCTCGAAAAGNTGATGGAACTGCAGGAGCGATGGCAGGCCAATCAGGCGCGCAAGGCATTCGACGAGGCCATTGCCGCCGCGAAGGCCAAGATCAAGCCTATCGTCAAGAAGCGCGAGGTGGACTTCACGACGGCGAAGGGTCGCACGAACTACCAGTACGAGGATCTGGCGATGATCGCCAGCGAGGTCGATCCGATCCTATCGGAGTTCGGCTTGTCCTACCGCTACCGCGCGAGTCAGGACGGCAACAAAGTTTCCGTGACCTGTGTCATCGCGCACCGCGAAGGGCACTCAGAGGAAACGACACTGACCGCGGTCAGTGACGAGAGCGGCAACAAGAACTCGATTCAGGCCATCGGCAGCGCCGTCACGTATCTACAGCGATATACGCTGAAGCTCGCGCTCGGATTGGCTGCGGCGAAGGACGACGACGGGAGGAGCGCTGGGAGCGCTGGCCCGGAACTGATCACCGAACAGCAAGCAGCCGACTTGAAAAAGCTCGCTGAGGAAGTCGGCGCGAACATCCCGAATTTCTTGCGATACCTGAAGGTTTCTAGTTTCGATCAATTGCCGGTGAGCAAGTACGCCGCCGCTCTTCGGGCCCTTGAACAAAAGGCGCAGCAGAAATGAGCGAACTCGAAATCATTGACTGCGAGCAGAACAGCGAAGAATGGCATCGCGCGCGGGCCGGCATTGTAACGGCCTCGGAATTCGCCACCGTCATGGCGAAGGGTCGCGGGAAAAGTGAATCCGTGACTCGGCGAAAGTACATGCTGCACTTGGTCGGTGAGCGTCTGGCCGGGCCCTCCCCGTTCGATTCGTACAGCAATGGACACATGACTCGAGGCCACGAGTACGAGAGCGAGGCCGCTGACCTGTACGTATTTCAGACAGACAACGAAATCCAGCGCATTGGCTTCATGCGCCGGGGCGACGTTGGCTACAGCCCGGACGGCCTGATTGACGAGAACGGGCTGGTAGAGATCAAGACCAAGTTGTACCACCTGCACCTTGAGTGCCTGCTGTCGGACGAGGTTCCGTCCGAACATATCCCGCAGCTGCAAGGCGGTCTGTGGGTATCCGGGCGCGAGTGGATCGATTTTGTGTCGTACTCGCCCGGGCTCCCCTTGTTCGTCAAGCGCGTGTACCGGGATGAAGAGTACATCAAGAATCTCGCTCAGGAAGTAGACCGCTTCCTGGCGGAAATGAACGAGATCATCGAGAAGATCAAACGGAGGGCCGCGTAATGCCCAATCTGAACAAGGTGATGTTGATAGGCCACCTCGGCGCGGACCCGGATGTGCGCTACATGCCGAACGGCAAGCCCGTTGCCAATCTGCGCATCGCCACTTCCGAGAAGTGGACGAAGGATGGTGAGAAGCAGGAGCGCACCGAATGGCACTCGGTTGTGATGTTCGACAGGTTGGGCGAGATCGCGGGCGAGTACCTGCGCAAAGGCTCGCAGGTCTACATCGAAGGCAAGCTGCAGACGCGCAAGTGGCAGGACAAGGACGGCAAGGACCGCTATACCACCGAGATCATCGCCCAGAGCATGCAGATGTTGGGCGGTCGGCATCAGAGCGAACGTTCGCCGCGGCAGGAGCGCGAGCCTGAGCGGCACGGCA